GCCATTGCCTGCTCGCGAACACCAACCAACTGCTCTCCCTTTGGAGTTGAGCCGTCCATTACCTCATTGATTCCCGTTGCGTCGCGAATCATACGAAGGTAGTGGTTATACAGCGCAATCAGTTCGTTGATGTTTCTTATAGTATTATTAATCTCTCGGATAGGAGGATTCTGGAATCCGCCCTCTGGGTTCTTCGAGCGGTAGTACATAATACCAGTTTGCTCGTAGATATCCTGAAGGTCTAGAGGAGACAATTCTCCACCCTTTCCAAGGGATACGTTTGAAAGACCCTCAATGTCAATCATAATTCCATCAGGCTTCGCCTTAGCGATTGCCTGCTGAATCTTGAGGTGCGTAATCTGAAGTTGGTCAGCAAATCCAACGATGCTAGACACCATAGATTTAGGCATCATACGGCGGAAGTTCGTAGCAACAATTGAGTAAGACAACGTTGTACGAGAAAGGTCGTGAATGTTGCGTGGCTGGTTGTGCTTTTTGCCGTACTTAAACAGCATATCTGTACCGGGAACGTATAGGCCACCATAGGTGCACATAACGTCCATATGGAAAGGCTTGCGGTCAAAAACAGACTGCGTAGGCATCTTGTACTCTTCGCCCTTGTAATAAAAGCCGACATTCCCGTACTGAGATGTTTTCTCCTCGTAAATCTGCTGGTCAAGGCCAATAAATTCAAAATCTAGCACCGTGATGCGGAACTCGTCATATCCGTATGCGTTTTTACCCGTAGTTGGGTCGTACCACATAGCGTTTAGTTTGTTTGCGTCGTTTCCGAACTTACCCTGATACGTGCGGGCAATCTTGGTCCAGTCATCTTCTGTGATATCCTTAGCGACACGCTTGAGGTCTAAAATAGACATCTGGCGAACTTCCGCTGCGTATACCAAATCGCGCATATTGGGGTCCTCTGAGTACGAGTGAACCAGGGTTGATGGGTCAACATAGCGCTCAACAATCCCGTGATTTGGGTCGTTTTCGCGCTTGATGGCCGCGACTCCACAAACTACCAAATCCTCAACGGCACGGCGGAACGTAGATTCGTTAAATGAGTTCCACTCTAGCGTGAGATTGGTGGCGATTTGGGCTGCGATTTCAGCAGCAATCTTGATGTTGGTGTCCAAGAAGATTTCAGCCTCCTCGGTTGTGTCTGGCATAGCATCAATATCTTCACTAAGCGAAACGCCCATTGCGCGCATCTCCTTAAGGAAGTCTTTATTCTCGATGACGGCCTTCACCTTTGCCTTGCGCATCTCCTTCTCCGTGCGCGAAACTGAGTCAACAGCCTCTACGTTTGGATATGGTTTGCGAGAAAGAATCTTGTTTACTACAATCTTAACAAACTTTGGAACAATGGGAACTGGTGACCAGTCAATGTTCAACAAAGTGCCATCATTTCCAGATGGGTCAAGGCTGCTTAGAATCTGCTTATAGATTCGAGTATCTTGAGTTCCTTGGGCATAGTCGCGGTTGCGCTCAAACTCACGCTGGCGCTTTTGAAAAAGGCCCTGATTATTCTCAAGGCCGCCCCACTGTGACAGAATCGCTTTAGCGTACTGCTTCCCGTAATCAGAACCCATCTTTATGATGGAGTTTGCTGAAGGGTCGGGGAATGCCCCTAAATTCTTTTCTTTTGACATAATGTGTTTCTAAAGCGTTTCGCGGAAGAACTCAACTGCAAAGATACACAATTATATCTTTAATCATAAAGAATCCCTAGTCCAGTATTTATGGCGCCTGAAAAATTCTTTTCCATCAAAATCAGCCATCTTTGGGGCCTCTGTTTTTACCTGCGCGGCAAGAAGGCACAGTCCGCTAGAGATGGACAAGTCATACTTGGTTCGGTTATTCACCTTGAAGCCAATCCAATCTTCGAGAGTCCTATTTAAATACATATTTCCATATGTTCCATCTTCTCGCTCTCCAACGTGCTTATGAATATATGCTTCAATGGCCTGGGCGTGTGCTTGAATAACTTCTTGAGAGTTTGATGGTATGCCCTTTGTTTTTGAGGCTCCTCCACCTCCGAGGTGTTTGGGTCGGTCAAGAAGATAATCAGAGTATCCGCGCTGCTCAAAGTAGCGCGCAATCCCGTATTTGTTGTTCTCTATAAGAACTGGGTATCCGTAGAACACTGCAGCCATCAATACGTCCTCGTAGAATATAGATGCCAGAGGTGGGCGCTCGGCGTATTCCGCTACAAACATATTGGATACATCGTTCATATTGAACTTGTTATAAAAGTGACAGGCTCCTTTTGAGCCTCGTCCGTCGACAGTGGCGTCAAGGTCGTAGGAGTCACACCCGCCGACACCCATATTGGCGTTTGCTGGACCCCATCCGCTGAGGCGACCTTTAACCTTTTGGTTTCGTTTGTCTTTCGGCTGCATCCACGATACGTACCACCGCCCCTCCGGGGAAGGCTCCCAAATGACCTCAGAGTCTTGAACTCCTCCGGCCCAGTGGAAGTTCCCGCGGATGACAGGGCTGGGGTACATCATATCGTTATAGTTTACCTGCTCGTAAATCTTACCAAGGTCGAACAGGCTTCCCTCGACCGAGTCGCGGAACGCCTCGTCAAACGAGAAAGGAAACTGACGTATAACTTCGTTCAGTTCGTTTTTATCATTTTTCAGTGCACTGCGCTCATTGTCAAGGTATTGACGTGCACCTATTGTTACATAGTCGCCGTCGCTATTGAGCATAGGCTCTTCCGGTGTCTCCACAATTGGATTCCCGTATTTGTCAAAGAAACCCTCTAGGGCGTCATATGCCGGAACGAACATACGGTACAGCATAGAGCGAGTTCTCCCATTGGCGTTTCTCTCTCTTGGGTCGCTGTCCCTCCATAACTCTTTAAACTGCTGACCACCCTTGTCCATAGGGTTTACGGTTGAACCGACCATAGCGGTTCCAACAATCTTGCTACCAACAATCAAACAGGTTCTGTTGATGCGCCAGGCTTCTCGGATGTCCGTTGGCCTCTCCCATTTGCCTGCCTCGTCGAGGAACAGCATATATAGGCGCTCGCCGTCATATGCGTTGTTTACGGTGTTTTTCCAGTTGATGACCGTGTTGAGGGCCTCTCCTTGCTGGGCGGCTTTATTTGTTTTAGTGATTCTCTTCGATGGTTCACGAAAGGCCAACTCCATACGTGGGTTCGTTGTTCCATCTTGAATTGGTTTAAAGAAGAACGGGTACGACTTGTACATACGTACAATTTTCTTCATAAATACGTTCTCCTGAGCGTCGGCACCGGTCTTGGACATAATGCCAAGCAACTTGTCTTTTGCTTTTGTGCCCTCGCTTAGAATCATAGACGACGCCATATTGGTGTACCCTGAGCGTCGACACTTTACAAACAACTGCCCAACGCAACGCGTATCCACCTTACACGCCTCAGCGTGTATGAATAGTTTACGTTGAAACTGCAGATACTGGCCGTAGAATGAGCCATCAATCTTGCTCCACTGGAGCATCATATAGTGGTTACCAGTAATGTATGTTGGAACACCATTATTGTAAAACCACAGTCCTTCAATGCGTCGACGGAACTCTTCCTTAATGTAGGGGAGGAATCGCGTTTGTATTTCCTTTGGCTGCTCCATCCAGGAGTCCATCGTCTTTGTCTTTTCGATGGCGTCTGGTGGTGTCTGTCGGGACCAGAATTGTTCTTCTACTGGCTTGTCGTGAAAAAGTATCTTGCTTTGAGCAGGTTGCTCTGGAAGTTGTATAAGAAGGCCGTCAATATCTATAACCTCTCCAGCCGTCCCATTGGGGCAGATATTTACAACGTCTATTCCGTCAACTTTTACGACGCCTGCCATTACTTACTAAATTGCTCTGCAAATCCAGCACTGAAGTCCTGGTCTTCGCTCATATCGCCGCCTTCATCTAATTCCCGCAACATACTTTCGACTTCCATACGCATACGAAACATCTCCTTTGTGTCGGATGCCGTCTGTTTAATGGACTGCAACTCAGCCTTTCGGCCCGAGCCGGTCAGTTCTGGGTCAACAGGTTTCTGAATCTCTTCAACCATATTGCGTATGGCCCCCTCCATTGCGTACAGGAAGTTGCGCATTTCCTCTTTTGTATCGAATGCTTTCT